GATGATTGTTACGAACCACACTTATGATGTCATCGGTGCTTATGTTCCTACTAAGGACATGGGTGGTGGAGGTGGATTGAAATATGCTGCCTCAACTATTGTATTCTTGAGCAAGTCTAAAGATCGTGACGGAAAAGAAGTTGTGGGTAATATTATCCGAGCAACTTTACAGAAGTCTCGATTTACTCGTGAACAGTCAAAAGTAGAAACTAAACTTTCTTACAGCAGTGGACTTGATCGTTATCATGGACTTATTGATCTTGCAGTTGAAGCAGGTATCTGGAGTTCCAGTGGTGGACGTGTTGAAATCGATGGTAAGAAAATGTTTGGTAAAGTTATCCGTGAAAACCCAACTGAATATTTTACGCAGGATATTCTAGACCAGCTAGACCTTTACTGCAAGAAAAAATTCAGGTATGGTAATGATAATGATGAAAGTGTAACCAACGAGGAGATTACTGTTGAAGAAACAACAGATGAGTGATATTGAAGCATTTCCTTTGCTTTCAAAAGACTCATTCGAATCTGAGGAACATTATCAAAAGGCATGGTACGAGTGGTGGTGTCAATCCCCTACTCGTATCATTGCTCATGATGTTCTTGAGAACACGAGTGAAACTGGATTTGCAAAAATCCGTTTTAAAGCTGGAGCGATGGAAGGAGTTACTGTATCATTCGGTGCAGTTAAATTTCGTCCATTAGAGTCTGGCGAAATATCCCTCTCATATGATTATGAAACAGACGGAAAGCCACCACGCTATCTGTCTAAACCTGAATATGAGAAATTTTTAGGAGACTTTCTAATGACACTAATAGAAAAAGGTCTCAAAGACAGCGATATACTCTATCGTGGTGGAACTGAAGAGGGAATTAAAATTGAAAATAGAAACAGCGATATTAAAGAATCTGATCCACAATGAGGATTATTGCCGACAGGTAATACCTCATCTTAAACCAGATTACTTTTCCGAACGTTCTGACAGGGTTATATTCGAAGAGTTCCAAAAGTTCTTCGACAAATATAATAAACCTGCAACACAACAAGTTCTTAAAATTGAAACAGGCAATAGTCCTGAACTCTATGATAAAGAGTATAAGGACATTCAAGAATTTATTGCCACTGACTTATCTGCAGACGAACAATCTGATAACATTGATTGGTTAATCAATGAAACCGAAGCATGGTGTAAAAAGCGAGCAGTATATCTCGCTATCATGGATTCTATCAAAATTATTGATGGACGTGACAAAAACAAACGTGAGGATGCTATTCCTTCATTATTGTCTGATGCTCTTGGTGTCGGTTTTGACAAATCTGTTGGTCATGACTTTCTCGATGACTTTGAAAAACGTTATGAGTTTTATCATCGAGTTGAAGAAAAACTCCCATTTGATATCGATCTTCTTAATACCATCACAAAAGGTGGTTTAAGTCGCAAGACGTTGAACATTATCCTTGCAGGCACTGGTGTTGGTAAATCGCTGTCCATGTGTCATATGGCTGGTGCCTATCTTATGCAAGGATACAACGTCTTGTATATTTCAATGGAAATGGCTGAGGAACGTATCGCTGAACGTGTTGATGCGAACCTTATGAATCTTTCCATGGACGAACTTTCCGTTATTGACAAATCGATCTATACAAAACGTATTGATAAGATCCAAAAGAAAACACAAGGTAAGTTTGTCGTTAAGGAGTATCCTACTTCGTCTGCTCACTCTGGGCACTTCCGTGCTTTGATTGAGGAACTGAAGATGAAGCGAGCATTTACTCCTGATATAATCTTCATTGATTATCTTAATATCTGTGCTTCACAAAGACTTCGTGGAGGTGCTAATGTTAATTCTTATACATATGTAAAGGCGATTGCGGAAGAACTGCGTGGTCTAGCTGTTGAGTATAATGTTCCTGTTATCTCAGCAACTCAAACTACTCGTTCTGGATATTCTTCGAGTGACGTTGGTCTAGAAGATACTTCAGAGTCGTTTGGTTTGCCAGCCACTGCCGATCTGATGTTTGCTCTTATTCAAACTGAAGAATTACAAGAACTTGATCAAATTATGGTTAAACAGCTGAAAAACAGATATTCCGATCCAAACCATTACAAAAGGTTTGTAATTGGAGTTGACAAATCTAAAATGAAGTTGTATAATGTAGAGGTGAGTGCGCAGACTGACTTGACTGACAAAGGCACTACAGATGAAGAAGTTCCGTTGTTTGATAGAGCCAAACGCATCGTTGAGACAACAGACTTTAAGTTTTAGAAAGAGGTAAAAATGACTAAAGTAGTAACTGCCGATAGGCATTATGACTCTGAGCATCTACTTGGTAAATTTGTAGATGAGAGTCATTATGATGTTCTCTATGAAGAGGATGTCGACTTTTACGCTCCTCCTCCAATGGGTGAAGAGAATAGCGAAAAGAATATTATTTTCAAGTTCCGAAAGAATTGGTTTACGCAAGAAGAACAAGATAAAGCGTATGAGGGACTTCGTGAAGCAGCAGTAGAAACACAGAATCGTGGTACAGCTGCAGGACCAAAAGCTGGTCAACTAGGTAATCGTCAGTGGGTTACCGAATATCAATTCGAGATTATGGACTACTTCCTTAAACCATCCTCGAATCTTTTTGGTGCCGATCCTATTCAAGAGATTATGGACAAGTATGGTGACGATCGTTCATCTGCTGCATCTCAACGTGGACAGGTTTGGTCTAGTAATAAAACTCGTGATGAGGGTTTCCAATTTGACGAGTGGGTTGAAGAACTTCGTAAGATGCCACAAGATGATGCAAAGGCAGAAGCCAAACGTGTCATGAAAGATCTGGTTTGTAGCACGACTTATGCTAACTCAGTCTTTAGTGGTATTGCTGGATACTTTGATCGTTATCCACGTATTCCTTATGGTCGTCCGACTTCCTTCACTGAGAAGTTTCCGAAGCAATTCGAAAAAGGATTCCCATTCCTTCAGCACTTGGCTCGAGGATTTGAGCAGTTGTTGCCTGAGCGTTATGCCAAGCAGATGGCTGCTTGTGATAAACTGGATTCAAAGTTTATTGTTCCAGGGACACCATTCACTACTGTTACGGTTAACAAAACTTTCCGTACAGCTGCGCATCGTGACGCTGGCGATTTGAATGAAGGATTCTCAAACCTGACTGTTGTGTCTAACAATGGCAGATATACAGGTGGTTATTTGGTATTCCCTGAGTATCGTTGTGCAGTGAACATTCGTCCAGGAGATCTTCTGTTGGTAAACAACCACGAAGGTATTCATGGTAATACTGAGATGGTTGCTGAGGAAGGTGCAGAACGTATTTCGTTTGTTTGTTACTTCCGTGAGAAAATGCTTGAACTCGGTTCATGGGATTACGAGATGACTCGTAAGCAGTTTGTTGAGGATCGTAGACTTAATAAAGAACATCCTCTTCAGCGTCCACTTTGGAATGGAGTTAGCGAAGGTATGTGGGATAAGCAAGAATGGTATGATTACCTAAAAGATCGTTTGGGTGAGGATGTTCTTGCTAAACATCATCCTGATGCCGTAAAGTCTTCTCTCGAAGCATTCTTTTAATTAACATAGGAGTTAGACCATTGAGTATGACATATGATCCAAAGTCTTTTCAATACGGCTATGAAGTCGAGTGGGGAGACATCGACCGTAACATGAAAATCCCAGAGCATATTGGATCTTGGGAATATTGTGAAACGGATATTATTAACCTACGTGAGCCATATCGTGGTCTAGCATGTGATCCAAAAGGTGTTAATCCTCCAGTTGGTGGTGAGATTAATACCAAACCAACTAAAACTTGGCAAGAACAAGTTAACAATATCATGGAACTACATGACCTCTTTGTTGCTCATGGGACACCACCCACCTCTGGTTGTGTTAACCATGGGCATCTCCATATTCATGTTCCAGGATTGACAGATGATATTGATGCACTCAAGCGTCTAATGACTTACATCAAATATAATCAGCACATTACGATGGATCGTGTGTATCAGTATCGTCTTCAACAAGGCATGGAAAAGA